AGCGGTACTCCCTCGCGGTGAAGTAACTGAGTCAGAGTTTCAGAGCCTATGGAAAGAAGTGGAGAACTCAGGGTCGGGTGAGCCAGGTGTTTACTGGACGAACGATTTAGATTGGGGCTGCAATCCATGTTGTGAAATCGCACTGAAGCCCTATCAATTTTGTAATTTGACCGATATAAATGCAACCAACATCGAAAGCCAAGCGGATCTGGAAGAGCGTGTCAAAGCGGCTACCTTCATCGGAACCATTCAAGCTGGCTACACAGACTTTCATTACCTGAACCCCCGTTGGAAAGCGGTTACTGAAGAAGATGCCTTGATCGGTGTTGGCATGACAGGGATCGCCTCAGGCGCAGTCCTTGGCCTTGATCTGGTGGCTGCAGCAGAAGCAGTCAAAGAGGAGAATGCCCGTGTTGCCAAACTCATTGGGATTAACAAAGCAGCCCGCACCACAACTGTTAAGCCATCAGGAACCAGTTCGCTTGTACTTGGCTCATCCTCTGGCATTCACGCCTGGCACAACCACCACTACATCCGAAGAATGCGAGTGGGTAAGAACGAGGCGCTCTATGATTACCTTAGTGTCCGACATCCGGAGCTGGTGGAAGATGAAGCGTTCCGTCCGGATACTATGGCCGTGGTGTCTATCCCTCAAGAAGCCCCTGAAGGTTCAATCATCAGGACAGAAGATCCCAACGATCTACTAGCGCGTGTCTCTCGGTTCAACACTGAGTGGATAGGCACTGGTCACCGTAACGGTAAGAATGCTCACAACGTATCCTGCACCATCTCAGTCCAAGACGATGAGTGGGACGCTGTAGGTAAATGGATGTGGGATCATCGCCATGAGTACAACGGTATCGCAGTTCTTCCATACCACGGTGGGTCATACGTTCAGGCTCCTTTCGAGGATATCTCTAAGGAAGACTTTGACCGTCTATCTAAGAATCTCCATCAGATTGACCTCACGAATGTCTATGAAGAGCATGACAACACTGACCTAGCGGGTGAAGTTGCCTGTGGTGCCGGTGGCTGTGAAGTGACCTGATCATCTATTAACCCACACCTAAGGAGATCCAAGAGGGTAATCCTCTCGATAACCTTAGGTTTAACTACTAGAGGACTTATGGGTTTATCTGCAAGAGTTTCGCAAGACCTTCTAACAGAACTTGATCTGACTTTCCCTCGCAAATGTCCTGAGCTACATGAAACAGAGCGAGAGATCTTTGCCTATAAAGGGAAGAGAGATCTAATTGAGTTCTTGAAGGCTGTCTTTGAGGAACAGAATGAAAACATCATGATGGAGTAAATACATCTATGTGTATGTCAGCACCTGATATGCCAGAACCGCAAGTTATTAAACCTCCGAAGCCCCCTGCACCTCCTGCACCTCCAGCCACTCAGACATCTGCAGCACAAGAGCAGTCAACACCTGAGTCTCCTAATAAGGGAGATAAGAGTAAGAAGACTGGTCGAAATAGCTTGCGGATTCCAAAGAACCAAGCACGAGGTTTGAATCTGCCTGGGGCTAAAGGAGGAAGCTAATGGCTGATTTCCGTAGTAATAACAACCGTGAAAAGAAAGTCACCACCTCTACCCAGCAACGCCAATACCGTGAAGCTTCCGCTATCGATTGGAACAACCCAGGTTATGGCAGTCTGAAATCAAATCAGACTTATGGTGATGTGGGAAGTACTTATGTGAAGACTCCTAACCCCCTAGAGTTTGAGGGTAAAACCTATGATTATGTAAATGGCGGCACGTTTGCTAAATGGGATGGTGATGATACTAATCCAAAAATAACTGAGACTTACGCGGCAGGTTCTGTCTACGGGAAAATCAACCGACAGAATAACGGTGTCACTACTTGGGACACTATAAAGTCCACAATGAAGACCGGAACCCAAAGCTTCTCTAATACAAGCTGGAAAGCTAAAGATGGTCGTGATGGTGATTCAGATGATACTGATGAGGCATCTTCAGTTAACCGTAAGAAGAAAGGCCGCAGTGGTCTTCGGATTGCCAAGCAAGGTGATGCTTCTGCCGGACGACTGAAAGGTAAAGAAGGCTCAGTTAAGAAGAAGGCGGGCGCTCAAGGTGGTGGTCAGTCTGGTCTAAACATTCCCCGATAGATAATCAATAGGAGTCTCATGCCTGAAGCTCAAACAGCTAAAGGCTTGTACTCTCTTTTGGAACCAAAGCGTAATCCCTTTCTAAGACGAGCTAGGGATGCGTCCAAGATAACTATACCTTCACTCATGCCCGAAGAGGGTCATGGTGGATCAAGCAAATTGAAAACCCCTTTCCAAAGCCTGGGAGCGCGAGGAGTTAATAACTTATCCTCTAAGCTTCTGATGGCTTTGATGCCCCCTAATGCTCCGTTCTTCCGTCTTCGGGTAGATAACCCTGAGATTAAAGAAGCAGCGGAACAATCAGATGCAGTTGCAGATCTTGATAAAGCCCTTGGTGATATTGAGAATGAAGTAACTTCTGAGATTGAGAAGTCTGCTATCCGTGTGTCAGCGGGCGAGGCTCTTAAGCAACTGATCGTATCAGGCAACGTCCTGCTGTATATGAATCCGAAGGGTGGAGCAAAGGTTTTCAAACTGGACAGTTATATAATCCGGCGTGATCCAGAAGGTACGGCCTTGGAGATCGTGGTTCAAGAAACAGTTGACCGCGTTACTCTTCCAGATGAGATTCGACAAGCAATCGATAAACAAGAGAAAGCCAGTTCGGAAACTGCTAAGAAAGAGATCGAACTGTACACACACATCTCACGTAAGACAGACCGCTGGGCAGTCTATCAGGAAGCTAATGGCCTGGTTGTACCTGGAACCCAAGGTGAATACCCTCTCGATAAATCCCCATGGATACCCCTGAGATATACTCAGATTGATGGTGAAGATTATGGACGTGGCTTTGTTGAGGAATATTACGGGGATCTAAGTTCCCTTGAAGCCCTTACCAAAACCATCGTTGAAGGTTCAGCCGCTGCTGCTCGTATCCTCTTCTTGGTGAATCCAAACGGAACCACTCAGAAGAAGACTCTTCAAGAAGCTCCTAACGGTGCAATCCGTTCAGGCAACGCAGGTGATATCACAACCCTGCAGATGGATAAACAAGCTGACTTCAACATTGCCTTTCAGACTATCGGTTCGTTAACCGAGCGACTGTCTTACGGCTTTCTATTGAACTCAGCTATCCAGCGTAATGCCGAACGTGTAACAGCCGAAGAGATTCGCTTCATGGCTAACGAGCTGGAAGCTGCCCTTGGCGGTGTCTACTCGATACTCAGCCAGGAGTTCCAGCTACCGCTAGTTAAGCGACTGATCTATGTCCTTGAGAAGAAGAAGGTAATCCCTGAACTTCCTGAAGGATCTATTAGCCCATCTATCACCACAGGTATCGAAGCTCTTGGTCGAGGTAATGATCTGGATAAGTTGGATATGTTTGTGAAAGGTATGGCAGACATCGTTCCGCCAGAACTGTTAGCTAAATATGTCAACTTCCCTGATTACATGACTCGACGTGCGACTGCCCTGGGTATCAAGACTGACGGACTTATTAACACTGAAGAGCAAGTCCAACAGAAAGAGATGGCTCAACAGAAAGCTCAACAACAAGCTCAACAGCAACAGATGATGGAACAGACTGGCGGAAAGGTAGCCGAGAAGATGGCACCTAAAGGCCCACAAATGGAGGCTCCACCTAATGAGTGAAGACCAGAAGATTGAACAACCTGCTGAAGCTAGAAAGGAAGTCCGTAAGAAGTCTTCCAAGACAGCTCCGGTAGTCGAACCAAAAGTAGAGCCAACTGCCAAGCGCAAAGATGGCCGTGAGTTTCGTAAGATGCCCTCCGGTGCAACTGCACTGGTTTAACTAAAGAGGTGAGATAGACATGGTACAAGCTGTAAATACAGGTTCTGCAGTGGATCACGAACAGACCGCTGCTCCAGAAGGTCATGACCAAGCGATGACCGATAAGTTTGATGCTACCCAGGAAAAGGCATTGAACCCTGAAGGCACTCCTCCAGTTGAGGAAAAGCCTAATGAAGATGAGTTGATCCTCGGTAAGTTTAAATCCCAAGAAGAACTGGAAGAAGCTTATCGTAGTCTTGAATCAAAGCTGTCCTCCGGTAATAAGGAAGATACCACTACTGATGATAAGACCGGTGATGATGCTCAGGAAGAAATCAACAAGACTGCTGAAGAAGCTGTAGAGAAAGCTGAAGGTGTCGATATGGAAACCCTCAGTAGTGAATATGCTGAGAACGGTAGCCTTACTGATACTAGCTATGAAGCTCTCGAAAAGGCTGGCATTCCCCGCAACATGGTAGACCAATTCATTGAAGGTCAAGAAGCCAAAGCTGCTCAGATGGGTTCTGAACTCATGGGCCAAGTTGGTGGTGAAGAAGCCTTCGGTAATATGGTTGAGTGGGCCTCTTCCAATTTGGATGGTGAGTTCCTCGATCAGTATAACGCCGAGGTTGAATCAGGCGATGCCCGCCGTATGGAACAGGCAGTTAAGGCGGTGGCTTATGAGTACACCAAGGCCCGTCCCACTGAACCAAACCTAACAGGCGCTACCTCACAAGGTGGAGGCACTACCGCTGGTTATCAATCGATGGCCCAGGTTACTGCTGCAATGTCAGACCCACGCTATAAGAAAGACTCAGCGTATCGTTCTGAGGTTGAGCAGAAGCTGGCCGCATCTAACGTACTGTAAGGAGATCCTATGGCCCTCGGCACCGCAGCTATTGTCGGGGGTTTGTTTGACGTTGGTTCCAAAGTAATTGACCGACTGTTTCCAGACCCCGAACAGCAAGCAGAAGCTAAGAGAGAACTCCAGAAGCTTGAACAGGAAGGTGAGCTAGAACATATGTCTGTAAGGCTATCAGCAATCATGGCTGAAGCTAACAGTGAAGACCCATGGACATCTAGGGCAAGACCCTCGTTCATGTATGTGTTCTATCTGGTGATCCTCTTCCTCGTAATCATAGCGCCCTTAGTGGGTGTGTTCTATCCAGAACAGATGACACTCTTCTTTGATAATGTTTCCAAAGGATTCAAAGCTATCCCCGAAGAGTTATGGGCAACATTCACCGCAGGTTATCTCGGGTATGGCGCTTTCAGATCTTATGACAAACGACAGAAGGCTAAACCATAATACCCCACACCTAAGGAAGGACTTAAGGCTCTTCCGTTGTCTCTCTCCTCTCTCTTTAGTTGAACACCCTCCGCCTCTTGCTCCGATCTGGAGTTACGTGGAGGTTCTTATTGTCGTGCTAGTTCAATAGGTAGAACAGTGTGTACATCGCATAAGTGTAGGTTCGACTCCTACGCACGACGCTCCTAAACCTCAATGTGTATGGCGTACAGCTCGCACTGGCAGCAAAGCCGGTGAGCAATTCGTAATCCTACAGGATCTCCCGCTTAGAACCTTGGCCCGATGAGTCGGATAACTAATGTGACCGCGTGATGAATGACTGTTCGGAGGAACGAAGGAAACAACTACTCCACGCAATCTTTCACATGAGGCAATAACCATGGCTGATGCAACCGTATCACGGCTAGGTCAAATCAACGGCGCTGGTGACACAGACGCTCTGTTCCTAAAAGTATTCTCCGGTGAGGTTCTTACCTCATTTGAACAAAACACAGTAATGATGGATAAGCATCAAGTCCGTACCATTACCAACGGTAAGTCTGCCTCGTTCCCTGTAATGGGTCGTGCGTCTGCCGAGTATCACACTCCTGGTCAAGAGATTAACGGCGGCAAACTGAAACACGCTGAACGTGTGATCTCAATCGATGACCTTTTGATCTCTCCGCAGTTCATTGCCAACATCGACGAAGCCAAGAACCACTACGATGTACGTTCAGTTTATTCCGGTGAGATGGGCCGTAAGCTTGGTCAAACTCTGGATAAGCACTTGCTTCAATTGGGTTGCCTGGCAGCTCGTGAATCCAAGACTATCGATGACGCTGATCAGTTCGGCGGCTCAGAGATCTACACTGGTTCAGCTACTATTCCGTCCGGCGATGACCTGGCAGATATGGCATTTGATGCCGCACAGCTCTTCGATGAGAAAGACGTAGCAGATGACGGTCAACGCTATCTGTTCGTTCGTCCTC